AGGATACATCATGGATCATGGCCATGCTACTTCTCCTTATAAGAAATTTGATAAGGTATTCTCAGGACACTATCATCAGAAGAGTACTAGAGAGAATATAACATACCTAGGAAATCCATATCAAATTTATTGGAATGATTATAATTCCAAACGTGGGTTCCATATATTTGATACCAATACTAAGAAGTTGGAGTTTATACCGAACCCTTATGAGATTTATAGTAAGATATATTACAACGAAGAACAGTTAAATAGTAGTAGATTTGATTATACAGATTACACTAATAATTTTATTAAGGTTATAGTTGAAAAGAAAACAGATTCAGATAAGTTTGAATTTTTTATCAGTCAACTATATGCTGCTGGTGTACATGATATAAAGATAATTGAAGATCCTTCCTTTGAGCAAGACTTGAGTGAAGAGATTGATTTAGATAAAGAAGATACTCTTACCATACTTGAAAGGTATGTGGATGATATGGAACACTCAGATAAACCTGCACTTAAATCTATTTTAAAAACTCTTTATGTTGAAGCATTGGAGATTGCATAATGTTTATACTATCACTCCAAGGAAAAGAAGATGAGGGTGCTTATGCTGTCGATGGAGACCAGGGTAAGCAGTTGGTATATATGTTCCTTGACAAAGACGACGCAGTGCGCTATGCTGGACTTCTGGAAGCTGATGACTTTCCAGACATGTCAGTGGTAGAGGTGGATGATCGAGAGATTATTCACGCTTGTGTTACACATGGCCATGAATATTATGTTGTCACTCCTGATGATATAGTAGTACCGCCTAGGGTCTAATTTTTGTCGAATGATTCAATTCAAGTCTGTCAGATGGAAGAACTTTCTTTCAACTGGTAATGCATTTAGTGAGATACGTCTTGACGCAAGCCCTGCTACTCTGATAGTTGGTACAAACGGTGCTGGTAAATCCACATTCTTGGATGCCATGTGCTTTGCTTTGTTCAACAAACCCTTTCGTAAGATAACAAAAGGCCAATTGGTCAATGCTGTTAACGAGAGGGATCTGCTTGTTGAGATAGAATTTAGTATTGGTTCTCGTGACTATATGATACGCAGAGGTGCAAAGCCTAATGTGTTTGAAATCTATCTTAATGGTGAGATGCTTAACCAAGAAGCATCTGTACAAGAACAGCAGAAGCATCTGGAACAGAGTATTCTGAGACTGAATTATAAATCATTCACTCAGGTGGTGATCTTAGGATCGTCATGCTTTGTTCCATTCATGCAACTTACACCCCCTAACCGTAGAGAAGTTATTGAAGATCTTTTAGATATTCGTATCTTCTCTACAATGAACACTCTTCTTAAAGAGAAGGTGAAGGGAGTTAAAGAAACTCTTAGGGAATGTGATTATCAATATGAATTGGTGAAGCAGAAGGTTCAGATGCAGCAAAGGTTTATTGCTGACCTTAAGGAACAATCCTCTGCAAATAATGCTAGACGTTCAAAGGATATAGAATCATTAGAGGATGAAATAACCTTTCTTATGACTGATGTTGCAGAAGGATTAGAAGTTTCTGCATCTCATGATAAGAGCCTAGATAGCTACGGAAATGTAGAAGAGGAATTATCACAACTTCGTTTGTTTGAATCGAGGTTTGATGATAAGAAGAAAGCATTTAAAAAAGAGTTTAAGTTTTTTGATAAGAATGATAGTTGTCCGACTTGCAAGTCCGTCATCACAGAAGACGTTAGAGCTAATAAGAAAGCTGAAATTACTGCGTCAATAGATGAGATTGATGAGGCATCAATTGCACTACAGAAAAAATTAAAGAGTATTGTACAACAGGTATCTGATAAACATATTGTTATGTCTGATCTTATGGAGGTACAACAGAAGATTAGTAATTGTAATAAAGAGATACAGTGGAAGAAGAAAGAGATTAAGAAGATAGAAGATAAGATAAAGAACGCAGACAATAATAATCTCACTAGAGAGAAGGAAAAGTTACAGGAGATAGCAAGTACTGGTATGGAAGTGGAGAAGGAATTGTCCACTAATAGAAAGGTACGTAACAATTATGATACTGTAACAAATATGCTACGTGATACTGGTATTAAAGCTGGTATCATTAAGAGGTATCTACCTGTTATGAATCAATTGATTAATAGGTACCTTAAGGAACTAGACTTCTATGTTTCCTTTGATCTTGATGAGAATTTTGAGGAGACTATTAAGTCTAGGTTCCGAGATGAGTTTTCATATGCTTCGTTCTCTGAAGGAGAGAAGATGAGGATTGACCTTGCCTTACTCTTCACTTGGAGGACTATTGCTAAGATGAAGAACAGTGCTAATACTAATCTGTTGATCCTAGACGAGATCTTTGACAGTAGTTTAGATGTATCTGGTACTGATGACTTCCTTAAGATCTTACATACGGTTGCTGACAATACTAATGTATTTGTTATTTCCCATAAGACAGAAACTCTTCAAGACAAATTTTCTTCCACTCTAGTTGTAGAAAAGAAACAAAACTTCTCTATAATTACTAAGGAAGAATAAATATTCACCAAACCCTTTAAACATATGACATACTCAGGCGGCATAGACGGGAACTTCGTACCAAACGGAGGTATCTCTACAGGATCAGCAATTCCAGGAATTGATATTTCAACTGAAGGTCCAGGATTATATCCAGAAGGATTATATCCAGAAACAACTACTGTACCAACAGGTGACATCACTATCACTACAGGTAGTACTTACGAGCATGATGAGATCCAATCAAAATTGGATGAGGTCAATGCTAAGCTTGATCATATCCTAGAGCATCTCCACCAACCCCTTACAGGGACTGTCCACTTAGAATGCCCACCTAAAGTACCTTCAGGTCAGACATGATAATAAATATTTCACTGGTGCTACTTGACACATTGTTGACAGGTGGTGTAGTATGGTATGTAATTGCTCGTACCCTATGACCACAAGGACACATACAATCGAGAAGAAGAACCCTCAACACAATCAGGAATGGTCGTGGGAGGAAACACCTGAACTGCTAACCGCATTGGAGAAACTCAGTGAAAGTTCCGAATTGGCAGCATCACTCAAAAAAGGATGCCAAACGAAAACTAAGACCCCAAGCGTTGCGCCAAGCAAGGGCTAGACGCAACCAGTTGATAAAGTGTCTACTCAAGACCTCTTCCCCACGGAAGGGGTCTTATACTATGTACATACACGAGGAACCCAATGAACTTAGTCAAGGAATCACTAGCAAAGTTACTTGCCCAAGAGGACTTGATTGTAGAGCATCGTCAGGTTGAGACTGCACAGTTTGATGTAGAGAACAGGGTACTTACTCTTCCTATCTGGAAGCACGATGAGAACATTGTAATAGATTCTTTAATTGCCCATGAGGTTGGACATGCCCTCTTCACTCCTAATATAGATCCCCCAAGTGATATTCCACATCAGTTTGTTAACATCACAGAGGATGTAAGAATTGAGAAGTTGATGAAGCGTAGATACGCTGGCATCCCTAAGACATTCTATGCTGGATATAAAATTCTTCATGATGAGGATTTCTTCCAACTTGATGGTGTCAATCTATGTGATCTTAATCTTGGAGATAGAATAAACTTACACTTTAAGATTGGTAACTATACTGATATTCCTTTCCAAGATGGAGAGCAAGTATATATTGATGAAGCAAATAAGATAGAGACTTTTGAAGATGCATGTGACCTTGCTAGAAAGATCCATGCATACTGTCAAGCAGAAGCAGAGAAGCAGCAGAAGGAAGAGGTAGAAGCAAAGGGTGTACAGCAAGAGTTAGATTTAGATGGTGGTGAAGGTCAAAATGAACAGGAGGAGAAGCCTGAAGCACCAGCACAACCAGAACCAGAACCAAAGAATGAGGCACAGGATCATCTTGAAGATCATCTTGAAGAGCAAGAGAAGAACCAACCTAATCAAGCAGGTGGTAATGAGGTAGGTCGTAATGATGGATCACCAGTAGAGACTAAAGTTAATTGTAAGACAGTAGACAGTCTTGATAAAGCATTGAGAAATATGGTTGATACTAATGGATCACCGATCACTTATATTGAACTTCCTAAGACAACAAATTCTATCGTACCATTTGATGAAACATATCAGATACTAGATAGTTTCTACACTGCGAAAGAAATTCTTGAGAAGCAGCAGGATTATTCTGATGAGTATGAGTTGCTGCTTGCTAGACAGTACACAAGAAATTTGAAGGAGATTGATGAAAAGTATAGAAAGTTCAAATCATCAAACGCTAAGGAAGTCAGTTACTTGGTTAAGGAGTTTGAGTGTAAGAAAGCAGCTGACGGTTATGCTCGTACTACTGTCAATAGGACTGGGGTTCTCGATACAACGAAGCTTCACACTTACAAATATAACGAAGATCTTTTCAGAAAAGTAAGTACTGTTGCTGATTCAAAGAACCATGGATTGATCTTTAATATAGATTGGTCAGGTTCTATGCACCATTCCATAGAAGCAACTATGAAGCAGGTACTTACATTAGTATCATTCTGTCGCAAGGTTGGTATTCAATATGATGTTTATCTATTCAGTGATTCATTTGCACGACAAGAGCAACGTGTAGAACAGGATTGGGAACTAGAGAATAAAGTTCTTTGCAGAAACTTTAACATGGTTAATGTATTAACTAGTAGAAGTAACAATCGTCAGCATGATAGACAAGCAAAGAATCTATTCCGTGTAGTAAATGCATTCCACTCTTACAATGCAGGTGCACCATTTCAATTCTCATTAGGTGGAACTCCATTGAATGAAGCAATGGTTGCTATGAATGAAATCATTCCTCAGTTCAAGAAGAGAACAGGTGTTCAGAAACTTCATGTTATTAACTTAACTGATGGTGAAGGATATCCTATTGGTTATGCTAAGAGAGTTAAGAAGTATCATGAGGATGGTGAGATGATAATCAATGGTAGAGTTGATAATAATACTGTTCTACGTGATCGTCAGACTGGTCATAATCATAAGTTCTGTAGTGAGTATGATATGACTGGAACATTCGTTGAGCAACTTAGAACTCGTTTCCCTGAGTGTGAGTTCATGAACATCCGTCTTATCGGTAAGAATGACTGGAGGATGTTTAAGCGTCAGTGCTTAGGTTCAGACTTTAATGCATGGGAAACAGCAGATGCTGAGTGGAAGAAAACAAGATCTTTCATATGCACTAGTTCATATTACACAGTACAGTATGCACTTCATGTTGGTGCACTTGATAGTGAGACTGAGTTTGATGTTGATGAGGGTGCAAACAAGACCCAGATCAAGAGAGCATTTGCTAAGTCACTTAAGTCTAAGGCTATGAATAAGAAGATCTTGTCTTCATTCATTGAGAGAATAGCATGATGTTAAGAGATCTTAACATTTAATTGACAGTATATTGGTGAATGCTATATACTATTGATTGAGGAAAACTGAAATCCTTACGGATTTCTTTTTTTCTACATCATCACTGACCGAAAGGAAGGTAGTTGTTCTGAAAAGGATGACATGTAAATTTAACAAAAGAGAACTATGTCTATTAACATGGGTGAGTTACGTATGCTCACTGATATTGCCAACGATCCTTCATTGGCAGAAGTACGTAAAAGATTTAAGACAGGGATTGCTAAAGATAGGAACGGTAACTTTAAAAAAAGATTGATACCAGGTCGCAGAAGACCATCAACGTTCGCAATTCCATCATCAATACAAAGAAAAGTAAGCGGTAGCGCATTAATATCTTACAAACAATTTGATCCACAACTGGCAACAGTTGTTGTTGTATCCGTCCGTCCTGAGAAATTAGGAGGGGCGATTGTTGATATTGATGGTCAACATACTGGTCTTCTGGGTATCTATTCTGGAGAGGATCCTGAGTTAGATACATTAGAACTACATCATGATCCTAATTCACCTCTAGAAGATGTGATGGAGAAAGAAGCAGTCTTATTCAAGAAGTTGAATACAGAGCGTAAGAACCCATCTACATTGGATGTGATTCGTGTTAATATCTTCTTAGGTAAAGAATCAGCAGTACGTTTTGAAACAGTTCTTAAGGCATGTGGAATACAGGTTGATGGACTTGGTGATCCAGAAGGTGATATTCTTAACACTAAGAGTGGTTCACGTATCATTAAAACTGTAGATCAGTATGGTGAGAAGTACAGTTCATGTATCGTTGCTGCATGTGATCTTATCAGACAACACTGGGCGGATCCTACAACTGGAAAAGTAAATGGTATGAGAGATGATCTCATTCATGGTATTACAACTTTCCTTGCTATGATTAAGTATGCAGGTAAAGTAAAAGGTTATACAGGAAACGGTCTGGATGAAAAGAAAGATTATGTTCACCAGTGGTTGAAGCACCACATGGGAGCAACTTCTATGAGAAAATATCATCACAATAGTGGCGGTGGTAATACTCACTTCAAGATTGCTCACACAATACTTAGAGAGTATAACTGGTGGGTCGAAGGTCAGGCAGACAAGATGACTATTAGTCACGAATACTTCCATAAGCATGGTGTTTTAGATCCTGACATTGTTGTAGAGACACATGATAGTTATGGAAACAAACTACCTTCATTACCAGCATTCCCTGCAGATATAAAGAACAGGTAGACAGAAAAATAACTGTCACACACCCCCTTAACAGGGGGTTTTTTATTGCTATACTACGTACATACACAAAAACATTTATCATTATGCCTTTCGAGAGAAAACTATCAGTCAACTTCGTTGATGAAATTCGTGAGGAATTTGGTAATGAGATAGATGCCTCTCATGTAAAGAAGTTTGCAACTACTCAGGGTGTAGCATATCCTACAGTGGCACGTAAGTTAAAAGAGTATCAGGTTAAGCGTGGATCATGGAACCTTACCGTACAGGAAGGACGTGAGATCCTAGAGAAAGCAATTGCTGGTCCTACTGTACTTCCTACAGTGGAGCAAAATTTAGTTCCAGCACTAGATTCTACTTTCATCAAGTTTGGAAACTTCAATGATGTTAAGAAGATAATTCAGTCCAACTTATTCTATCCTACTTTCATTACTGGACTATCAGGTAACGGTAAGACCTTCTCTGTAGAGCAAGCATGTGCTCAAGCAAAGAGAGAATTGATCCGTGTAAACATTACTATCGAAACTGATGAAGATGATCTCATTGGCGGCTTCCGTCTTGTTGACGGCGCAACCGTATGGCACAACGGACCTGTTGTGGAAGCTCTCCAGCGAGGAGCTATCTTGCTCCTTGACGAGATCGACCTTGCCTCAAACAAAATCCTCTGTCTCCAGTCAATCCTTGAAGGTAAAGGAGTTTTCCTTAAGAAGATTGGAAAGTACGTCAGACCAACAGCAGGGTTCAACGTCATCGCTACCGCAAACACTAAAGGTAAAGGTTCAGACGACGGACGTTTTGTTGGAACTAACGTGCTTAATGAAGCCTTCCTTGAGCGATTCCCAGTAACCTTTGAGCAAGAGTATCCAACACCTGCTAATGAGATTAAGATCCTTGATGCTGTATGTACTGAGACTGATTTCAATAAGAGGTTAGTAGACTGGGCAGACATCATCCGTAAGACTTTCTTTGATGGTGGTATAGATGAGGTTATTAGTACTCGTCGTTTGGTACACATCGTTAAAGCATATAGTATCTTTGGTACTCGTGCTAAGGCAATCACCACTTGCATCAACCGTTTTGATGATGAAACTAAGCAAGCGTTTCAGGAATTATACGACAAGGTTGACGCGGACGTGGACTTTGAGGTATAATAATGGCATGGTGGCTTTTACATGATGTTTTAGAGGAAATGGAACAAGACAAATTAACCGTCAAACCCGCAGCACCTGCGGGTATTGACAATCCAACAATAAGGTGCAAGTATGAGGAAGATGAGATCCTTCAGAAAGCTGGTGAGTATATCAGCACCACGTATAGAGGACACTATACTACTGAAGGATCTAATATCCAAACACTTGATCTTATTGAATCAGTTGGTGACGCAGAATCATTTTGTAGATCTAATGCTATAAAGTATCTAAGTCGCTATGATAAGAAGGGTCGTCCACAACATGATATACTAAAGGCAATACACTATTGTGTGTTACTATATCATTTTACATCCAAACCAGTAGAAATTGAACCTGATCAACGTTATGAAACTTTCTAAGAGTACTCTTGATATCCTCAAGAACTTCTCTAATATCAACCAGTCCATTTGCTTCAAGAAAGGCACAGAGTTATCTACTCTATCCATTCAGAAGAATATATTATCTCGTGCTGAAGTTGAGGAGACCTTCCCAAAGAATTTTGCAATCTATGATTTGAGTGAGTTCTTATCTGGTCTTACTTTATTTGAAGATCCTGAGTTTGATTTTTCAAATGATAGCTTTGTGACTATCAAGGATAGAAGGAATACTTCAAGGTATTTCTTTGCTGATCCTTCTACTATTGTACAACCACCTGAGAATAGAGTGGAACTTCCTAGTAGTGATGTTTCTTTTACAGTAGCATGGAGTGATATCTCTAACATCATTAAAGCAGCAGCGATCTATCAGATTGAGGATCTAGCAGTTGTTGGAGAGAATGGTGTTGTTAATCTTGTTGTTCGTGACAAGAAGAATGATACTTCTAATTCATATGCTGTTAAAGTTGGAGAGACTAATAGTAGTTTCACTTTCAACTTCAAGGTAGAGAACCTCAAGTTGCTACCTGGTGATTATGATGTTACTATTAGTCAACAGAATGCATCTCTCTTTAGAGATGTGAACAGAGACCTAGAGTACCTTATCGCACTGGAGCCAGATAGTAAGTATGAAGGATGAATTTCTGTGGGTGGAGAAATACCGTCCACAAACCATTGAGGATTGTATTCTATCATCCGATATTAAGAATACATTTCAATCTTTTGTTAGTAATGGAGAGATCCCAAATCTCCTGCTATGTGGTACTGCTGGTATAGGCAAGACCACTGTAGCGAAAGCACTATGTAAACAACTAGGAGTAGATTCTTATGTCATTAATGGATCAGATGAGGGAAGG